CCTCCAGTACCAACCGCAAGTGACGGAACACTCGCAAGTGAAATCCTACAAAGACTAGCAACTGCTGATAATATCATTTTAAATAAAAATATCAGGATTAATTGATATTTATATTAAAAAATGTAAATGTCAATTAACAATTCATATTTTAGTAGAAACAATACCATAATATCTAATAGTCGTACAAATACGGGAAGAAATCCTGTAATGGAATTATTTTATGGTAATGGTAGTATTGCAAACCCAATAGGGTTTAGTAGATTCATTTTTAATTTAGATTTAACCCTACTTAAAGAAAAGTATTCAGACGGTTCAATACCTCCTGTTGGTTGTAATCCGAATATGAAACACACTTTAAGAATGGTAAACACATCATTCTTTGATAAGGAGTTATTAAATACCTCAACATCGACAGGTAGATTAAGAGCAACATCGTTTGATTTAATTTTATTCAGAATACCATATAGAGATTTGGATCCTAATCAACCACAAAATTGGGATGAAGGGGTCGGATATGATTTTGCGGATTTGATGAATCAAGTTCCTAACGATAAAGATTTTTCCGATAGACCGTCCAATTGGTTTGTAACATCAGGAATAACGACTTGGGAAGAACCCGGAATATATAATAACAATAACACCGGAATATTTAATTTTAATAATTTATATATTGTTGATACCCAACATTTTGAATTTGGGGATGAGAATATAGAATTTGATATGACATCCGAAATCAATGATATATTAACATACTCAACAACAGGTGTTACAGGGTGGGGTATTGCATATATGCCACAAGTGGAAAACGCTTCAGGAACAACAGGAACTTATGAAGTAGGTTTCTTTACAAGACACACTCAAACATTTTACGAACCATTTTTAGAATCAAACTTTAACGACATTATTGATGATGATAGAAATAGTTTTTCTTTGGGGAAATCTAATAAATTATATTTGTATATCTATGAAGATGGGGATTTCCAAAATTTAGATAATAATCCTTTGGTAAGTATTAGTGACTCTAATGGTGATCCAATCGTGGGGTTAACGGGTTTAACTTCTTGTAGAAGAGCGAAAGGTGTGTATGAAATAACGATACCCCCTTTACCTCCTGGTGGTTATAGAACTCCTTGCACATTTACCGATACTTGGTCGAATATAACATTGAATGGGTTTTCACTACCCAATGTTGAAAACGAATTTGTTATTTACCCTTTAAAAAAATCAATTCAAATTGGGACAGAATCCCAACAACCTTCAATTTACGGATTTGATTTTTACGGTATTAAGCAAGACGAAAAAATATATAACACTGATGTTAGAAAGGTTGGTGTGGTAATTAAAAAGGCGTACACCACAAATCAATTACAACCTAATGTTGATGCGTATTACAGAATATATGTTAAGGAAGGTAAAACCGAGGTTGGTGTTCAAGATTGGACAAGAATAAATAGAACTCCTAACGAATATTATTTCCTTTTTGATACGAGGGATAAAATACCAAATGAATATTTTGTGGATATAAAGGTTATATCATCGGGAGAAGTTAATACATATAAAAAAGAAATAAAGTTTCAAATAGTAAATTACAAATAAACCATATATTTATATATTAAAAAGAAATGGCAAATTACATTATAAATCAATGTTTAACTAATGATGAATACATTATTTCGGCTGAAACTTTATCGTTGGGGAGTATAATAGAGTTTGATATTAGCGAAGAACGATTTTGCGGTACTGTTGGGGAAGAAACAGATAACCCTATAACTCTAAATATATCTTTTGTTCGACTACATACAGATTGTTGTGAGTGTTTAAGTGGTCTTACAGAGTCTTTAAATTTTAAATTTATACGATGCGACACATTAGAAGAAATTAATATAGAGTCAATTAACTTTTGTGGTGAATATGGAGCACCTACAACAGGTATAACTTATGAAATACAATTTGGTTCTGAAACACCATTTTGTGCTACTTTTGAAGGATTAAGTTCAACAGGTGAAACAAATTATCATTACATATCAGGACCCTATTTACTTTGTGAAGATTGTGGATCACAACCAGAACCACCAAGAAGTGCAAATACGGAATCAACAGTATGTGTAATTGACTGTAGCGGTAATACAGTATCAATTGTGCCACCTCACCCTATATGGACAGATGGATATGGGACTCAAGTAACTCAATTAAATATGATAACATTAGGTGGTCCTAATGGGTTAAATTCTTAAGATATGAAAAAAGTAATTAAATTAAGTGAATCGGATTTAAGTAGAATCATTACACGAGTTATTAATGAAGAAGAGAATACTCGTTATATGTTCTTTTCAAATTTAGAACAAATGAGAAGACAATGTGATATATTGTTAGAAATGGACAGATCAATGGTTGAGGAAATTCTTGAGGACGGTCACGATTGGGCTCAAGATCACATATCTGAAGCAAAGAATAATATGGATCAAGTTTTTGATTTTTTAATGAATGAAACCAAATCGGAAGATAATCATATGGATGATGATGTTATGATGGAGGGTAGTGAATTAACAGAAAAAAAGAAAAAAAATAAACCTACTAATCCAGGATTGTGGCAACAATGTTTAGCGTGGGCAAAACAAAGATACGAAGTTTGTCCAAGTGCCTATTGTAATGGTGCGGCAGTTAAAAGATATAACTCAAAAGGGGGTAAATGGAAAAAAGGATAATTTAACATTTGTCTTAACTAAAATTTTTCCATATATTTCATTCATAGAAATAATAATATATGAAAAAAAGAGTTATAAGATTTTTTAGAAGGTTAAAATTAAGATTGTATTTATCGTTAAAGAAAAATTCATTTGTCCCCACTTATGAGGACGAAGAAACATCGTATGAAAAAACTTGCTTTAAGATTTGTTTAAAATCAATCAAACACCCCAACACTAAATTTATGATTGCTCCAATGTCAAACAAAAGATACATTGAGAATAAAGAAATGGAATTGTTTATAACGATGGATAATGGTAGAGTAGATTTAACTAATCACGTATATCATTATAGTGTTAAATTAACCAAAAGAGATTGGGAGCGTATTACACAAATTTTTGATGGTGAAACAGAAAAAAGAAGATTAAATTATGAGGAAAAAATTAATTCTCAAATTAAAAATTCTTTACACAGTGTTTTAGAAAGAATTTCTAATCTCGGTAATGATTCTGTTAACTAATACATCAATAGATTCTTTTCTTGGTTTGTATGATGTCATAACAGGTTTCTGACCTTTACCTGTTTGAGTATCTTTTTTCTCGGCTTTTCGTTTTTGTTGACAAGCAGCTTTTTTTGACGAATCACTCATCTTACCCGCAACACTCGCAGCACGACATTTTGGGTAAGAACCCTTATCAGAGTCACTTCTACCACAAGGGGGATGTTTTCCGTCAACTTTTTTACATATATCAACCCAAGGACCTTTTGGTTGTTTAGAACCTTTTGGTTTTTTCTTTGTTCCAAACCAAACCGCCAAATCTTCTTTGATGGGAACTATTTTTTTGTTCTTACCAGGAGTTTGATTTATGTTATTACCATCATCATCACTAAATGTTGATAATGGATTTTTAGTAATATAATTAGTAACTTTTTCCGCCTTAGATTCTATTTTTTTAATTTGTTTTTTCGTTTCGTCCATTTTCCCGTCATAACTATCAAATTCTAACATAGGACTATCATATTTAGAAACGGGTATCGTAAATGGTGCCGTATTACTATCCTTGAACTTTCTAATTCCCAACGATAATGGTGCAATATATGATCCACGACTACCCCCACTATCCGAAGTGGCTTCCTTTAAAACTTTTTTTATTATATCATTTAACATATCAACAAACTTATCTATTATTATAAATATCAAACAATACTAAAATGGAAGAAGAACAAACAGAAAACTATGGTAATTTATTTGGAACCATAAATCTTTTAACGGAGGATCACTTGGATATTATTTTATCATCAATGGATAAAGAACACTCAATTTACTATTTGGTGGAGTCAGTTAAAGCGGCACATAATAGAGGTGCGTTTACAATAGGTGAATCCGAAATAATTTCAAAATCAATTAGAGTATTGTCTAAATAAAATCATTTCATCACCTTCATTATTGAACCATCGTCATAGATTTCAAAATACATTCCATTAGGTGAAAACGAATTTACCTCTTGTCCTATGGTATTAACGATTTTAACCACTTCTTTTTGATTTGGGGTGTTGGTTATTGAAACATTATTAAAGTATGTTCTTACACCGTTAAAATCAGTTTGAGATAATTTATAATAATTAGTTACACTTCTATCATATGTTTTATGGATATATGAATACGATAATTCTTGTTGTGAGTTACCGGCAGCATTTATATTTGAAATGTCCAACCAAAATTCTCCGTCAATAGAATATTCTAATGTAAAATAATCATTATCCCTTTCAGAGGCGGTTACCCAATATAAAAAATTATCACCATTCTTTTTCATACCATTAAAAGATACCAACTCAATTGGTAAAGAAGAAATCCTATTTACTGTGATATCCCTACAATTTGCATCTCCCACACAATAACCATTTGTTTTTATATGAACATAGTAAGTGTTATTTGATGGTGCGGTAAATGAAATTGGGTTTGTTCCATACCCAATAACAGTACCCGAAGGTGAACCAACAGTTACTGTAACCCAATCTGTCGATAAACTTGATTGAACATTATATATGGTACCGGCAATACCTGTATTCCAAGTACTATATTCATCGGTAAATTGACCATTCCCACTCAAACAGGTGGATGAAACTGTGGACGGAGATGTTGGCATATTTAACACTGTCCACGGAGATGCCGCAAAACAAGGTCCAATAACGGGACAATTTAATGTGAATGTCACATTACCACCTATTGTTGATTCCGGATCACCCATAATATAATATGTTAGTCCGGCAGTTAGTGGAATATTTATACTTGCATTTCCAATATTTCCTGAAGATATATCGTCAATACAAGTCCATCCTGTTCCTGTACATCCCCCTGATGATAATTTGTAGAACCAATCAATATAACCAAAACTTGTTGGTTGAGATATTCTATAGTTTCCTGAAATTGTTGGGGTAATTTGAAATATTTTTTCTTTCCCTGGGGTTAAGAACCCACAACTAGTTGATGGGGGATTATACAATCCATTCCCCGATGAAATGGTGAATGTTGTTGAGACACCACAAGAAAGTGTTGTTATACTTGAGCAGGGGTTAAATGGTGTCACACAACCTGATATATAAAATCTTACACGAGTTGCAACATTTAATACCGCACAAGACCAATTTGTTACTAATATTGAGTATGTACCACTTGTTGTGCAAGTCCAAGTGATTCTTGATTGTGATCCACAATTATCATCACCTGTCACCAAAAGAGTACCTCCTGTCCCTGTTGAATATAATCTTAAGTATGTGTCTGCAAGTGAATACCCACAGGTTTCAAACACATAAGTACATCCTGCGGTTGCAACAAAATTAAACGCTCTTCTTCCGGAATTATAAGAAGTGGTTAATTGTGCGGTTGTGGAAGGTGTAATTGTGACGTTTGTTGTTGCAATATTGCAATATTGTGAAAAAAGATTAAAACTTAAAAAAGTTAATAGAATAAATAAAAAATTATGCATGACCTTATATTTTTTGTATGTTAATAAAAAAACATAAGTCTCATTTGAAGAATCTTTTAAGAAACCCCCAACTTCCTTGGGCGGGTCGAGCTCTTATACCTATAAATATAATAATATAGTTAAAAAAACTATTTAAGACACAAAAAAAAGGGGTAAATTACCATTCACCCCCTCACAATTATAATTCATTGATTTATTTTATTTGATTTACGAATATTCTCAATACCCCACATAGGTTGAAGATTACCTAATGACCAACATTTCATAAACTCATCATCCCCCATTTCTACTATATTAAAATGGGTTATTGGTAATTTATGATCGACATGCCATTCACCATAATTGTCCCAACTCATTGTATCTTTAAATTGTAATTCTAAATGTGTTATTAGTTCTTCAGGTGTGTATTGTAATATGTCAAAGTAATGTTTGTTCTTATCTACATTACTTTCCTTTAATACCTGATATATGGCAGTTCTGAAATTACTGATTAATTTATAGAGGGGGTCCGATGCTTTACGATTCCTTTCGTAATCTCGTTTTGTTTTTCGTAATTTATCAATATTTTTTTCACGGTATTCTTTAAGATATTGTTTACGATGTTCTTTGTTTTCTTCGTACCAAGTTTTTTGGTTTTTTTTTACACGTTCTATAGTTTCAGGTTTAGAAAAATATTTTTTCATAGCCACTTCTCTACCACCTAAAAATTTTCTACCACTACCTTTAATAACCACACCATTTTCTTTTAATATTTTACTTATTGTAAATGTAGACCATCCAAAACTATTAGATATTTCACGTAAACCTTTTAATTCGTCTATGAACATTTTTTTTATTTCTAAAATTTGTTCTTCTGTTGGGATAATTTTTTTCATATAATATAAATATAATCAATTCTCACAAAAAATCAAATGTTCACTTTTTTATATAAAAAAAAAGGGACATATAGTCCCTTTTTTTTTTAATATTTTAAGATTTTGATTATCTCAATTCTCTTAAATCAAATGTTCTAACACCATCAACAGTAATACGTGCGTAGAAACGATTATTTACCATTTTTTTCGCGTATCTCGTCATAATACCTTTAATCGGAGTAAAGTTGAATGGGTTATACATTGTAGGTGTTAATTGTAACGGTACGTAAGGTGCGTAAATGTAACCTGTGTCTAACAATGATGTTCCTTTGTGTCCAATCAAAACTGTGTTTGGTGGGAAGTAAGGATCACGATACACTTGGTAACGACCTTGTAAAGTACCAACTCTTTCAATACCCATATTGTACTGATCTTGCTCAGGAGATGCGTTAGATACGTGGAAGTATTCTAAATCATCAAAGATTGCAGAAATTTCAGAAGAAACTACGATCCAGTTAGCTCCACCTCTCAAAGTAGATTTGTGGATTTGTGCTGACAATTGGTTAATTGCAGTAATCAAAGTTTGATTCCAATCTTTTTGAGTGTAAGATGTTGTTTGTGCAATTCTTCTCCATCCGTTGTAATCCCAACGTAAGTTCCAAGCTGCACCTTTTCTCAAGTCACGTAAAATTTCACGGTCAATTTCAGCAGCCACTTGTTCTGACAATAAAGCCGTTAATTCAGCTTCAGCATCAATGTTGTGGAATGCTGCAACGTCTTGTGCCATTTCAGGAGACCATTGAGCTCTTAATTTTCTTTCAGATACAGAAACTGTTACAGATTCCAAATCAAAAGAAACTTCACCAATTTGATCTTCAAACTCCATATTTTTGTAAGTTCTATAAACTGAAGTAAATGAAGTACCTGATGCTCCCGAATAAATTGTTGTACCTGTGTAACCATCTAAAGATGATGAATCACAATCAGCACATACAGGACAAGATAAATCAACTTCAACATAGATATAACCATCTGCATCACAAATATCGTAGTAAGAACCACCATTACCTGTAGTAGGGAAAGATGTTTGTGCTTGACTACCGTATTGAACAATACCTTTACCGTATTGTTGAGTAACAACTCTAAACAATAATGGTGTAAAGTTACCTTCAGAATCTTTAATCACATTACAAGGTGTTGTAGATGCAGATAACCCTGTTCTTGCAATAATTTTAAGATCAGATAAGAATGTTTCTGAATCCATTTCATTACCATCAGGACCTACTAATTTACCAGCTCCTGCAGTTCTGAATCCTGAAATTTTCAAAATCATTTTTCTGATATTACCTGTTGGTGCTGCAGAATCAACTAGATTACCACCTGACCATACTTGAACAGCAGTAGTCGCAGTAACCGCAGTCCACTGTCCTTTAGAGTAATCAAACAATCCTGGAGGATCTAAACCTGCTTCACCACCTTCGTAAAATAAATCATAAAGATTTTTTGCGTAAGCGTTAGCTCCTGTGTATCCTTGGTTAGGATCATTAAGTCCGTCATTAACCGCATTTGGTGAACCAATCGGTGCGTAGTGTTCTCCACCGCTAGCACTTGCAGTTTGGTAACCTTGAATTTTAGGTACAAAGTAGAACAATTTACCGATAGGTAAGTTCATTGCTTGTACTGAAACGATATCATTAGCCAATAATTTAGAGAAAACTCTTCTTACGATTGGGAAAACAACAGTTTCAAATGCTCCGTTAGAACCTTCTGAAGTTGCTTCGTTAATCAAGAAAGACGCTTGATTCTCATACAATTGAGCTACGTTTTCTTTTAGATGACCTTTAAGTCCATCTAGGAACCCTAATTTGTCCCATTTGTTAATAGTATCTTCTTTGATAACTTTAAGGTGTTTCAACCCGATGTTACCAACAAGACCTGATTCTAATAATGCTCCCATTTTTTTGGTTTTTTATTTGTTTTTATTTATTTTTATTTTAATTTTCCCATTAAATCTTTCATTCTCAAGAATTGTGGATTTTCATAAGTTTTAGATTCAATTAGATTCATTGCTGATCCACTTGATGGTGTCTTAACAACATTTCTTTCTAATGATTCTGTAATTGTGTTATCCGTAGTACTTGTACTTGAAAGTTCGTTTTTAATAGATTTGTAAAGATTTTTTGATTCTTTAAGAGTATCTACACTGTCAAATCTTCTTAAGATGTTAATCTTTTCTTGTTTTGTTGTTGAATGTTCAGTAAACAATCTCGTAGCATATGCTAAATTTGAATTGAATGTTGCAACTTCGTTTAACTTTGTTCTGAAAAGATTAAGTGCCTTTCTATACTCTTCGTTTTTTTCTCTAAGTAAGTTTAACTCAACTTCTGTTGATTCAACACGTAAATGTCTTGGAGCCGCTTTAGGTTTATCTAAACCATTTCTACCCCATCTTTTTCCGTTACCCAATGTTCTTGAAGCTTCTTTCGTTTCTTCTTTTTTAACTATAGGTTTCTTAACCATTGGTTTTCTTGTTGATTTTTTTTCAACATCAAAGTTGTTAACTTCTTCTTTATATTCAAATTTGGCTTTACCCATTCCAACTCCTCTGGTTCCTTGTTTCATTTTTGTTTTGAAACCTTCTCCTTGGTTTGGTTTTTTGTCGTATTTGAATTTAGATGCACTACCCATTCCAACTCCTTTGGATTTAAATTTAGAAGATTCCATTACGTATTCTTCTTTTTCTTCATCGTCATCTTCTTCTTCAGTCATATCAAAATATTTTGAACTGTCTATTGGTTTCAATCTACGACTTGGAGTTTCATACTTTTCGTCTTCAAAATCCATTTCTTCATCTTCATCTTCAAAATCCATTTCATTACCCATACCGTCAAGTTCTAACTCATAGATAACTCCTTCAGATTCTTCATCTTCCATTTCATCTTCCTCTTCATACATTTCGGTTTCTTCCATTTCGTCTTCTTCCTCATCGTACATTTCGTCCAATTCCATATCGTCGTAAGATTCTCCAAGTTGGACCATGTATTCAACATCTTCATTATCGTCTGATAAATGTAACATTCCACCTTCTTTTTTTACAATGATTCCATCTTCGTCACCCATTGCCTTAAACACACGAAGAAT